GAAAGGAATCTAAATGAGTACTACTTCTGCTCCATTTGGCTTTCGCCTAGCTCGCAATTCGGGTTCGGCAGCCATTCCCCGCGCGTTTCCGATTTTATCTGGTTATGCGGCTTCCCTCCAACAAGGCGATGCTGTCAGTTTGTTAGGAACAATCGGTACGACCTCTAACGGTGGTACTGTTGGTCATGCCACTTCTGACCAAGCTCGTAATGGTACTGTCGCAGGTACGCCTGTATTGGGTATTTTTGTTGGTTGCGAATACACCGATGCTACTGGTAAACCGATCAAAGACAGCACTTGGCCTGCTGGTCAAACGACCCTTGGTTCTGCCAATGCTATCGCTTGGGTGATCGAAGGTGATCAAAACGAATTCGTGGTTCAAGCCGATGGCGCTATTGGTACTATCGAAATCGGTGCTCAATTCGACATGATTGGTGTTGCGGCGGCAGGTTCTTTGTTCTCTGCTCAGATGCTTAACACTACGACTGGCCCTCTTGCTGATGATGCTGTTGGTCAATTCCAACTACTGGAGTTTGTTGAAGATGGTGCCAATACGCAAGCCGATACTTATCCTTTGTGTATCGTTCGTATTGCTAATCCGCAGATGGGCCGTTCTGCTCGTGCTGCTCAAAATGCCGCTGGCACTTAATTAAGGAGAATAAATAATGGCGACCCCAATGCGTAGTACGGACTTCCGCTCAATTGTTGAGCCTTTGCTTAACGAAGCCTTTGACGGCATTTATGAGCAACGTAAGAACGAATATCAGCAGTTCATGAGCGAAGAAAGCGGTATCCCGCGTTCATATCAAGAAGAGGTTATGCTCTATGGTATGGGTGCTGCTCCTGAGATCAACGAAGGTTCTGCTGTAACCTATCAGTCCGGTGGCGAACTTTACAAGGTACGTTACACCTACAAAGTCTATGGTCTGGCGTATGCACTGACCAAAATCCTTGTTGAAGACGGTGATCATATTCGTATGGGTAATATCATGTCTAAGCATCTTGCTCAGTCCGTGATTGAAACCAAAGAAACTTTGATGGCCAATCACTTGAACCGCGCGTTCAATGCTTCGTACAAAGGTGGCGACGGTGTTTCGTTGATTTCAAACGCACATCCGACCACCTCTGCCAATCAGTCTAATCTTTTGGCAACCGCAGCTGCTCTATCGCCTACTTCTTTGGAACAGATGTTGATCCAAATTCGTAACGCTCAAGACAGCAACGGTAAGAAGATTCGTTTGATGCCTAAGAAGCTTATCGTTAGTCCGTCTAACTTGTTCCAAGCAGAAGTCATTCTGAAGTCTGTTTTGCGTTCAGGTACGGCAAACAACGATATCAACGCCATCAAATCTATGGGTATGTTGACTGGTGATACTGCTGTTATCAGCCGCATGACTTCCAACACCGCATGGTTTGTTCAGACTGACGCACCTAACGGTTTGAAGCTCCTGAAACGTCGTAGTCTTGAGCGTTCGATGGAAGGCGATTTCGAAACCGATAGCGTGCGTTACAAGGCCACTGAGCGTTATGGCTCCGGATGGACCGACTGGCGTCAAATCTACGGAACTCCTGGCGTTTAACAAATCCTTCTCCCTCGAAAGAGGGGGAATCTTAACTAAAGGAGTTTCAAATGACGTATTTCACAGGTCCTCTTGAAGTCGGAACTGCTGCTGGTTCTGAAGTAACCACCGGGAAAGGCTACGCGATTCTTTCTTCTGTTGAACAACCAATTCAACAAGGATCGCAAGTTCTTTCACAAACCACGACTGTATCAACTGTTTCTGGTTCTCATGCGGCGGTGAGTGCTACGATCACGTTACCTGCTAATTCGCAAATTATCGCTTATTATGTTGATACGATTGTAGCTGCAACAGGTACGATTGCATCTCTTGCAGTCACTGTTGGAACCGCTGCCGGCGGTGAGCAGTACATGACCTCCACCGATATGATCACAGCTACGCGCGGTTCTACAGCACTTACTGTCGCACAATTGGCAGCGATGGATGATATCGGAGCGAATACTTCAGTCGTTATTACGATTGATGCTAATGCTGCGGCAACCACGACGCAAGGCACACTTCGTTTGACTGTAGTCTATTCGATGAAGTAACGACTTTCACAGGGTGGTCGATAAACACCCTGTAACCAATTAAATAAGGAAAGACGATGGCGACTAGAGTCCTTTTACAATCGGCTATTTCAACAGGGGCCGGTTCTTCTACCAAACGTGCTACAGATACCATCTCACCTATAAATGTAAACAGTTTTCAAGCAATAGGGAAGACTTCAACTGGTGTGGGGGCAGCTACCGTGTTGATTCAAGTTAGTAATAACGGTTCAGATTGGATGACACTAGGAACTATTGGACTCACCCTTGGTACTTCTTCCACAACTGATGGATTTACAGCTACTTCTGCATGGAGTTACATTCGTGCTAATTTGACCTCAGTAAGTGGTACTGATGCAACGGTCACAGTTTACTCGGCTGAATGATCATGACAGTATCTGTTAATATCACACTTGGGGCACAACCTGTTATAGTAGGTGATGTTGTCGATACCGAAAGTGAACAAGTGTTAAGTAATAAAGAATTAGATGATGTCACTATTGTAAACAGCAATATAGATTTAGGCTCACTGGAGGATTGATCATGTTTGAAGAACAGATGCCTCAAATGGGTGGACTTGGTCAACAGGCTATGCGAGCCAATGTTCCTCAGCCTAAACAAGTAGATCCTCGTCAACAGCAACAAATGATGTTGCAAATGTACACGATTCCTTACACGGTAAAACGTGGTGAATCGTTAACTAAGATTGCCAGTGGAATTGGAATCAGTGTTCAAGATCTAATTAAACTCAACCCTGAAATTCGCAACCCAGATCGTATCTTCCCGAATCAAGAAATTCGTATTCCTAACCCTGCGGGGATGCGTGAAAATTCAAATCCAATGACTTCGCCTATGATGGGTGATATTGGTACACCTCAACCCGATCCTTCACGTTATTCGCACCAAGCGTTTGAACCTGACGGCGGTGAGATGATGCGGCAAGCTGCTATTGGCGCGGGTGCTGCTGCGATACCCATGCTAGCCGCTGGTGCGCCTGCTGCTGGCGCTGCGATGATGGGCGGGCTAGGTAGGCTTATGCCAAAAGCTCTACCCCCTGCTGGTCGTGTAGCTTATCCAGGTTCCAAAGGCGCGGTTGATTGGGCAGGGGCGAAACCTGCTTGGAATAACGTGCGTCCTATAGAAGGTGGTGTTGGTGCAAGTAACATGAGTGCTCAGGCGGCTTTAAGGGAAATCGCACGTCAAAAAGCCATGCAACCGCGTGGGATGTCAGGTGTTCCTTTTAATTCAAATCAACAAATGATTCCTCGCAACTTACCGACACCTACACGTCCGATACCTAATCTTTCTAATCGTGACCCTGCTATGTCGAGTTTGTTGCAACCACGAAATGCACCTCCTCCGCAACGTGGGCCGAGTCTTGAAGACTTATTGGCAGGATTACAATAATGCCTCTATCAATTGGTAAAACGACAATTTCTACTGCAAGATTAATAGAACATGCTTTTCGCAGAGCAGGTATTCCTGTAGAAAAACAAACACCTGATACTATTCAATTAGCTAAGGATAACTTGTTCTTTCTGTTCTCTAGCTATAGTAATCGCGGCTTACCTTTGTGGTGTGTTGAAGAAATTAGTATTCCAATTGTTTCAGGAACCGCGTCATATACTTGTCCCGATGGAACTGTAGATGTTCTAATGGTCAATTTGCGTGAGACTATTGGCGCTACCTACACTGACCGCCCATTAGTTCGCATTGCGCGTGATCAGTATTTCTTATTGCCTAATAAGGCTTCAACTGGTGTTCCTAATCAATATTGGTATAATCGCCAACTTGAACCGATAATAACCCTTTGGCCTGTTCCTATAGACACTTCTTATTCTTTACGAGTAATTCGTCAAAGACAGGTTGCTGACGTTGGTGCATTGACAGAAGAACTTGACATCCCTGTACGTTGGATTGAAGCAACGATTTGGCAGTTGGCAAAACGTATCGTGTTGTCCATACCCGGTTTAGATCCACAAACTAAACAAATTGTCATACAAATGGCTGCTGAAAATCAAATTGAAGTTGAAGCAGAAGACGTTGATAACGCACCTGTCATGTTACAACCTGATATAAGCGTGTATTCAGCATGAGTTTATTCTTAGCCCCCAAACGCGCAGGTTATTCGTCAATTGGTATCTGTGACAGATGTCACATGAAATTTTACCTTTCTGAATTGAAGTCAGATTCAGAAAGCCCGGGTTTAAAAGTTTGCAGAAAATGTTGTGATGGAAAAGATCCGTATGAATTACCTCCGCGCAAGACTGAGGATATTTCACTTAATTTCGTAAGACCTGATGAAAGGCTAGAATAATGCCTGAAGCTCTAACATATACTTCGCTTCTTTCAGATGTTGCGAATTACGCTGAAAGAAATGATGATCCATTTTTAACGCAGATTCCTCGCTTGATAATGATGGCAGAGAATCGTATTGCTTCTGAAATTCATGGACTTGGTTATATTCGCCCTGTGAATTTTGCAATGGAAATTGGCGACTATATTTATGAGAAACCTTCACGTTGGCGTGAAACTATTTCGTTGTCAATCGTAACGCCTACTGGAAGAAAGTATTTGTTTCCAAGGAATTACGAATATTGTCGCATGTATTGGCCGAACAACAATGTTACCGATGAACCTGAATTTTATTCAGATTACGATTACGAACATTTCCTTGTTGTTGCTGCACCGAAATTGGCTTACGATGCTGAGATAATTTATCATGAACGTCCTGAACCACTTTCATTGCAAAATGAAACGAATTGGACAACAAGATATGCACCACAACTCATACTTTATGCTACACTACTCGAGGCGCAACCGTTTTTAAAGCGTACAGAACGTCTACAAGAGTTCCAAGCGTTGTATGATCGTGCTGCTAAGGCGTTACAACAAGAAGATTCGGTAAGAGAAACTGATAATTCAATGAGAGGTAAGAAATGAATTATAATGATGTTTTTGGTAAATACACCGTTCCACCATCAAGAGATTCTTACGCAGCTTATGAATTAATCGCTAACACGCAATCTTATTGGCCTGACAATTACGCTGAAACAGGGTTCACGTTAGCTGCGATCAATGATCTTACTTCTACTGGGGTTTATTCGCTAACATTACCTCCTGCAAATCAAGTATCAGTTGGTAAAGAGATCTATTTAGCGAACTTCGGTAGTTTCAATATCTTGGTAAAGGATAATGCAGGGGCGTTGATATATTCAATTCCTCCGACTATTGGGTGTTATTTTTATGTAAAAGATAATGATACTGCTAAAGGCGAATGGCGTTTTGTCACTATATCGAATGTAGCGAGTATCGTTGCTGACAACATCTCTTCTGTCAATACGGTTGCGAATAATATAAATGATGTCGTTATTGTTGCAAATAATATAAATGATGTCAACATTGTCGCAGATAATATAAACGATGTCAATATTGTTGCTTACAATATAAATGATGTCGTTATTGTTGCAGATAATGTTGCGGATGTTGACACAGTCGCAGATTCAATTGATTCTGTCAACATAAACGCTGATAATATTCTTGCTATTCAAACGGCGTTATTAAATGCTCAATTGGCACAAGCAAGTGCAGTATTAGCAGCTAATGCTGCTTTCAGTTTAAGTAGCAGGGTTGCTAATCATTCTGCAGTAATTCAGTATCCAAACACTGCGTTTACTGACGCTTGGAATGGTTTCATTGTAGGTATTTCTGCACAAAGTCCCGGTGTGACTACTGATATTTCTAAAGACATCGGTCCGATTACGATAAATCCTCGCGCAGGTTTTTCTAATGAAAACGTACCACTTGTAAGAACAGATTTAGCTTCAAATTTAGAAAGTACTGATTACGAATTAGGTTTTATAGTTGATATTAGGGAATTTGACTATCTACCTGACGTGTTGGTAGCAACCTATAGTTCTATTTTAGGCGGTAGTGATTTTGGAGAAATAAATGAAAGTTATGATTGGAGTGTTGATTTAAACTCCAATATTTATGATTACACATTAAACAGTTTTGATTTTGGTTCTTTAACTTAAAGGAAATAATATGTCTACTCAATTACAAATTCGCCGTGGTTCTACAAACGAACACAATGGTGTGATCGGAAACCCGGCGTTACCTGGATTTACAGGGGCACAGGGGGAAGTCACAGTTGATATTGATAAACATGTGACGGTTATTCATGATGGAAATACTGTAGGTGGTCATCCTTCAGTTTCTGCAAAGACATTAGCAACTGAAGACGGGGCAGGTTTGATTGGTATCAATGATGCTGGTGGGTTGTATGCTGCTACTACAGTTGAAGCTGCTTTGCAGGAGGTTAAGACTGATCTATCAGCCTCTGGAGGCTCAGATTTAGTTGGTTATCTACCTGCTGGTACAGGTGCTAGTACAGATCGTAGTGTGCAGGATAAGCTGAGGGAGAGTGTGAGTGTTTTAGACTATGAACATTTGGTGGTTGGTGGTGATTGGACTGCTGCTTTTAATGCTGCTATTAATACAGGTGCCGGTGAAATATATGTTCCTGGTAGAGTAACTTCTTATGTAGTTGGTGATTTTAATGTACTAGAAGGTACTAGATTAGTAGGTCCTGGTAAACTTAAATATACTGGATTTATGAACTCAGGAACAGAGTTGTCTTTAAATATAAACAATCCTAGTTGGCCTATGCGAGTTATGTGGGCATTGGGTAATGTTTCCTATGGATTTTTGCTTGAGATTAAAAATCTTGGAGCAAATACCATCATGTGGGGGGATAATACAACAATTGGTACTGAACATGCTAATCTTATCAATAATATAGAATCATTAGGTATGAAGATTATCCTTGTGTCAGGGTATGATACATTAGAACAACATATTATAAATGCAGTAGCTAGGGATTGTGTTTATGGTTTATATTTATTTGATGAGCCTTTAGGAAAATTAAGTGCTACAAAAGAAATACAAGAAAGTAGGATAGCATTGTATAGAACCATAACTGACAAACCATTAGTAATTACTGCAACTGGTATTTTTGGGTATGACGCAATGCGAAGTGTAGTAAGCCCTCTATGGGATATTATTTTCATAGATAATTATTTTGATCCAGATAATTTAGATTATGGGCCTGATGCTGATACATCCAATAAAAGTATCGCTCTCAATTTCTATTCACAAATTA